AAATATTACATTTAAACGTGCTGGAGAATATGAAAGGGGAAATGAATAGTATTGTAAAATCTTATAAAGTGTGGTATTATATTATAGGAGGTGATATTGTGGACTTGTACGAACTTTATACAAAAGTGTGTGGGGCGTATGGCAGTAAATGGCTTGTTGTATCATCAAGAACGGGTGAGATCATTACTCAGTTTGGTTATTCGGATCATTTTAATACTTCTTTGCTTTTGTATCGAGTAAAAAGTATTGAGATCGATTTTCAACAAGGCGAATTTTTATTATAGTGGAGGACTGACAATGAAATGCACCATGGACTGTTTCAACTGCCGTCTCCCACCCTCAAAATGCCACGGCGGTAACAGTAAAAAGACCGCCAACCCTTACCGCTTTGTAAACAGATCACACGACGGCAAGGGCCAAACAATAAAACAGGCGTACAGAGCGCCGAGAAAGGGCATAATCATGAAATATGAAATGGCTGAATATGTGATAGCGAGGTATAATTATGACTGAAAAGAAGTGCAAACCCGTCGGCATTAGCATTGACCCCGACACCGAAGCATTGCTTGACAAGTTGCAACGGTATCTCAACAACACAATGTTCGCCGCCGCCCCGCTCAATAAATCCGCAGTATACAGAATGTGCTTGCAGGCCGGAGCCGCTATCATGCAGAGCAAAGCGGAACATTGGGAAAAGGAGTGATAAGCCTTGCCGGATTTATACAGACTTCCCGAAGCCGCCTACACCCCCGGCGGCCTATCAATCCTAAAAGCCGCCGACTACGGCGAAGCCCTTGCAGAATACAAGCGCTTGCGTCGTATTGCCACCCGCCGCCTTGCCACATTCAAAGGGACAGAATACGAAAACAGCGCGCTATATCAAACCCGTAAAAAGTTCGGCTTTCGCACTATCACGGACATTAAGAAATCAAAGCGCCCGCTTTCCGAACTGGGTGCTGCGCTGGGCGACGTTAGAGGTTATCTTGAAAGCCACCAGAGCACATACACCAAAATGTTGAACGTCAACAAAGCCCGTGTAAAAACGTTGCACGAGCGCGGTTACGATTTTGTAAATCTTGGAAACCTTGACAGCTTCGGTGAGTTCATGGAAGCGGTACGCATGAAAACGGGCGGCAGTTCTCTTGGTTCCATGCGGGCCGCTGAACTGTACGAAGCCACCGCAAAGAAGAACATACCCCGCGACGAGTTATTGAAAGACTGGAAATACTGGATTGACAACGTGGAAGAACTGAACAAAACACGGCGGTTAAAGGGCGAGGGTAAAACTGCCGCCGACTACCGGCGCGCTATTGAACGCCGCAAAGAAAGGAGGGCAAAGAAGAAATGATTAACCCTGTTTGCAAGGACGTAATACAGACGGTGCAAGAGTTCACCCCCGTGCCGTTTGAAGTACAGAAACGCAAACAGGGAAACCAAGGAACGCGAAAGAGAGTAAACTATGCCGATATTGTTACGGCGTTCGACATAGAAACAAGTAAGATTGAAACCCCACACGGGCCGCAGGCGTTCATGTACGTCTGGCAATGGCAGATCGGCCTTGATATAACCATAGTTGGTAGAACATGGGACGAGTTTTTACAATGCGTCGAGAAGCTAAAGAGCGTGTTACCGTCAAACACAACGCTTGTCGTTTACGTTCACAATTTGAGTTATGAATTCCAGTTTTTGCGGAACGTTTACGACTTCAAGACGGAAGATGTTTTTGCTCTTACTTCGCGCAAAGTGCTAAAGTGTACAATGTTTGACGGTCTATTAGAGTTCCGTTGTAGCTATATACATTCTAATATGAGCCTTGCCGTATACACCGCGAAAATGGGCGCATATCATAGTAAAAAGGTAGGCGACCTTGATTATAACGTGGTACGCTATCCTTATACGCCGCTATCGTTAACAGAAATCGGCTATTGTGTGAACGACGTTCGCGGCCTTGTCGAAGCGCTTATGATCGAAATGGAACACGACGGCGACAACCTCTATACTATACCACTAACGTCAACTGGCTACGTTCGCCGCGACACAAAAGCCGCTGTGCGGCAGGAGCGGCGCGAGGTTGCAAAACAGATCGCGCCCGACATGGAAGTATATACAATGCTGCGCGAAGCGTTCCGGGGCGGCAATTGTCACGCTAATCGCTTTTATGCCGACAAGATACTGGAAAACGTGAGCAGCGCCGACAGATCAAGCAGCTACCCGGATGTGCTGTGCAACTGTAAATTCCCAATCACACGCTTTGAACGGGAGCCGGAGCACGACTTTAAAGCCGTGAACACCTTAATGTTAAAATGTGGGCGAGCCTTGCTTTTTCGCGTCGCCTTATATAATGTAAGGCTTCGTGAATGGTGGTGGGGCTGCCCATATCTGGCAAAAGACAAGTGTAAGCGCGTGAAGGGTGGCAAGATCGACAATGGACGTATATTAGAAGCGGATTATATCGAAACAACCGTCACAGATGTAGACTGGCGTATTATACTGGAAGAATACGACTTTGACGATGTAGGCATATACGACCTTTACAGTGCCAGATATGGCTATCTTCCGCGCCCCATCATTCAAACCAATATCAAATATTACAGGCTAAAAACCGGGTTGAAGAATGTAGACGGGCAAGAACTGTTGTACTTGAAAAGTAAGAACAAGCTGAACTCGATCTATGGCATGATGGCGCAAAACCCGGTAAAGGAGGACGTGTTATTTATTGATGGCGCGTTTGTGGTAGACCCCGAAGCAGACAAGGAACAGCTACTAATAGAGAGTAACAAAAAGGCTTTTCTTGCTTACCAGTGGGGCGTGTGGTGTACGGCATGGGCGCGGTATCGTCTTGAAGAGGGCATAAGGCTGGCCGGTGACGCTTTTGTATATGCCGACACTGACAGTGTAAAGTATATCGGGGATGTGTCTTTTGCCGCATACAACCGCCAGAGAATAAAAGAGAGCAAAGCGGCCGGGGCATTTACAAAAGACCCTAAAGGTAATATGCACTATATGGGCGTGTATGAGCAAGAGCCGGGTTACGATCGCTTTGTTACACTGGGCGCAAAGAAATATTGTGTAGAGCAAAACGGCAAAGTGCATTGTACAGTTTCCGGCGTGAGCAAGCGAGACGGCGGCCCGGAACTTGAGCGGGCCGGAGGAATAACAGCTTTTAAGCGCGGTTTTGTTTTTCGTGACGCGGGCGGCACTAAAAGTATTTACAACGATGAAACGGATATGACCATAACCATGCCTAACGGTGAGCCTTTGCACATCGGCCCCAATGTTGTGATCAGAGATAGTACCTATACACTGGGCGTTAGTGCGGAGTATGCAAAGATACTGGAAGAATACGAAACCTATTATTTACGCTGGAAACATGATATTTAATGTTGATGTTGTACCGTGTTCGCGGTATAATAATAGTGCGGCAGATAGCCGCAAACACGAACAAGAAAAGGAGACAGACAGATGAACGTTATCAAGATGTACCCCGAAACCATGGACAAGAAAACCCTGTATTCCCTTACCCGCGGCCAGAGCATGAGCGTCAAGGACGTGGACGAGCGCGCCGTTATCACCCCGGCGGCCTATGCGGTGTACGAGGACACCGACAAGGACGGCAAGGTGAACGAGGTTCTGGCTATCCGCGATAAGGAGAGCGGCGAAGTGTTCACCACGATCAGCCCGACTTTCAAGCGGGACTTTTTTGACATCGTGGAGTTCATGGGCGAGGACGAATACTCCATTCGCACTGTCCATGGCACTACCAAGGCGGGCCGCGACTTCGTGACTTGCACCATGGTGTGCGACTGAAAGGTGGAACAAGCATGATCATCAAGCTGAACGTCTGTAAGGTGAAAGCGGCCTACATGGACAAGGGCGACATGAAGTTCGCCGAGATGACCTTCCCAAGCCTGCCCGCACCAGCGAAGCCGCGATTTCCAACATCGTGAAAGGTAAGTACGGCCACAACGCCATGGCGACCGCTGTTGAGATCACCGAACGTCAGTTCAACGTGCCGGAGGAAGCTCTGGCGCAGTACGAGATCAGCGACGCGCCTAACACCGCCCCGCTTCGGCGGGGCTTTTCTAATATAGGTGATAGCATGAACATATACACGAAAGACGGCTGGCCAGATATGCGAGTGATACGTGGCCAACGTTGTCCGTTCATCGCAATAGTTGGCGGGCGCGGAACTGGCAAAACTTACAGCACCCTTGAAAACGTGCTTGAAACGGACGTGAAAGCGGGCGGGAAGTTTATCTATCTTCGGCGCACCATGGCACAGGTTAAAATGTGCTGTAACGATAAGTACAATCCGTTCCGCAAAATTAATCATAACACAGGCCGCGACGTACACGCAGAAAAAGACGGCGACAGCATCAACTTTTTGGACGGTGACGGACAGCAGATCGGCAGCGCGTTGGCGCTTTCCACCGTATCAAACATTCGCGGCATTGACGCACACGATACAACTGTTATTGTTTTTGACGAGTTTATCAGAGACAAAAGCGAAAGGCGAATGAAAGGTGAAGCGGAAGCCCTGTTTAACTTCTATGAGACAGTAAACCGTAACCGCGAGTTAGAGGGGCAACCGCCGGTACAGTTGATCATGCTGGCAAACGCGAACGACAGCGCAAACGCTGTTTTCATGTATTTGCACTTGGTGATGGTGTGCGAACGGCAGAAGCAGCGCGGCATATATCCGGCCATTTACAAAAACGTCGATCGCGGCATTTTGTTGATCGACTTCGGCCCCACAAACGAGATCAGCCAAAAGAAAGCACAAACTGCCCTGTACAAGTTGACCGCCGGTACAGCATATGCAGATATGGCGCTGAAAAACCAGTACACCTATAACGACCCGTCGCGGCAAGCGTCGCGCCCACTAAAGGAGTATTTGCCCGTGGTTTTTGTGGGAGAACTGGCGGTTTACCAGCACAAAAGCGGCGGGGTATATTATTGCACAAACCACAAGAGCGGAGCCGCTCCCACCTTTGGGACGGGCGGCACGGAGTTACAGCGGTTTCGGCGGGCGTTCGCGTGGCTTTGGCTATCATATCTTGACGATAAGATAGAGTTTGAGAATTACGCGGTAGAAAGTCTCTTGACGTTGTATTTTGAGCAATGATATAATAAGGTGTGACCGGGGCGGTGCCCATGTGCAGCGCCGGAAGCGCGGGCAAGTGGCCGCACACCACACGAGCCGCCCCGGCACATAATATGGAACAGAGCAGGCAAGACCGCAAATGTTCCACGTGGAACATTAAAGGAAAGGGGGTGAAAGTATGGAGTATATCGCCGTCGTTTTCGTCCTCTTTTTTGTGTTGCTCGACCTTGTGACCGGCACGCTGGCCGCGCTCGGGGCACACGAGTGGAACAGTAGCGTAATGCGGCAGGGGCTTTTGCACAAGACCGGGTCTTTGCTTTGTGTGGCGTTCGGTGTCCTGGTGGAGATGGCAAGCAAGTTTGTGGACTTCGGGGTCAATATCCCGATTTTCACGGCAATTTGCACATATATCTGCTTGATGGAGTGTGGCAGCATTATTGAAAATTTGGGCAAAATCAACCCAGAGATTGTGCCGGACAAAATCAAACAGTATTTTGGCAAGCTGAATGGAAAGGACGTGTAACAATGCCGCAGAAAATGCTGGATGTGTCGAAGTGGCAGACAAGTTACAATCCGCAAACGGCAAAGAACAAGGGCATTGTGTCTACCATTTGCCGGTGCGCCTATGGAACAAGCGAGGACATTTGTTGGCGCACTTTCGCGCCCGCCGTTGCATGTGTTATGCACCTCGGTGCATATGGTTTTATGACCGCTCACTGCGCGAGCAAGGCGAGCAGCTTTGCGCGGGCGGTGCAGGTCATGGAGCAGCAGGTGCGGGCATGGGTCATGCTTTGCTATGATCAAGGCTGTGAAGTTTTGGCAGTAGATCAAGAACTTGAAAAGACACAGACCATGGCGCTGGGCAAGACGTACAACACCGAACTTTTGAAGCGGGCAGTGGACATCATCGAAGCAGCAGGAATTAAGCCGGTCATTTACGCAAGCGCAAGCTGGATTTTGTCCTATATCGACTGGGCAAAACTGGACTGTGATTTCTGGGTTGCGTACTATCCCACCAGCGCCGCAACAAGTGATTTTGTCGCCTATGCTGACGGTTCGTTTCCGTCCGGCAGGTACGGCGACCTGTTACGCGCCATGAACGCGGAGGGGCGCTTGTATGCGTGGCAGTATGGCAGCACCGGCAATCTTGGCCCCGCTTACGGCGTGGCAAGCGTGAACGTTGATAGGAACTGGCTCTATAAGGAGGTTGAAAACATGGATTTTGTGCCGTACACCGGCAAGCTGATTGTGACCAGCGAGAAAAACCCGGCGACACAGGCGTTTTCCACGCCCAATGTAAACGACCCCGTTTACAAAAACTTGTCGTTGGGCGAGTACACCGTTACCGGCATGGGCGACACGATCACGATCGGCGGCATGAGCGCACCGTGGGTGCAGCTTTCGGACGGCTTCTATTGTCCGGCGCTGCCTGACAGGTGCTATCTGGAACAGACCGACCTCGAAACCGACAACACCGAGATTCTGGAAGCGTTGGAGAACGCAAAACTGGAACTTGAAGCGGCTTGCCGCGACATGATCGTCAGAGCCGCAAAAGCCATTATGGCAGAGTTTGAAAAGGAGGATTAACCATGAAATTTGAAGATGTGGTAGCGCTGGCAAAGGCTGGCTACACCGCCGACCAGATCGCCAAAATGGCCCCGCTGGCCGACAAACAGCAGCCCACCGCACCGGATGTGCAGCAGCCCGCCGCACAGATCGAGCAGCCCGCACCGGCTGTACAGCCTGACCCCATTCTGGCAGCGCTGGAAAAGCTGACCAACGCCGTACAGGCAAACGGCATTATGCGGGCAGAGCAGCCCGCCGAGCCGAGCGAGGAAGAAATCCTTGCTTCCATCATTATGCCCACCCGAAAGGGGGACTAACCATGAACGCTGTTTCGCAGGTGTGGAGCCGCACCATCTTTGCCGCACGGGAAATATAATTTCTGTCCCAACTGCGGGGCGAGATCCGATCTGGGCGGATATGAGAGGAGGAGACGAACTGTGAATGATTTAGAGCGCCGCGCCCTGCTGGGTGACCGGCAGGCGCAGGAGGAATGCACCAGGCAGGGGATTGTACTGGCGTGTCCGTTTTGCGGCGGAAGTGATGGGAAAACGCTTTTTAAATTCGTACACTCTGACCTTTACGCCCACAAACGCACGGGAAGATGTGCGCTTGACGGTATGATTATCCACAATGCTGCAGACTGGAACTGCCGCCCCGCACCGCCGATTGGACGGTGTGGGGAGTGCGGGGCGCACGTGGATAACAAGTGCCAAAATACAGGATATTACACATCCGATAGTGGGTTTTGTGGTGACTTTGTACCAAGGGAGGACTAACAAATGAACGATATGACTTTTTCGCAGGCGGCGACGCTGCTGAACGCGGTTGTTAAGCAGGCCACCGGCCAGACCCCCGCCGCCAACATCGCCACCCCCGCAGACCTTGTGGCCGTCGCGCAGACCGCGCTGAAAACCGGCTACGACCCCATTCTGAACGCCGTTTCACAGGTGTGGAGCCGAACTATCTTTGCCGCGCGGGACTATCGCACCAAGTTCGACGAACTGGAAATGAGTTTGCAGCGCTACGGCAACGCTATCCGCAAGATTTCCCCCGTGTCTGGCCTTATGGGCGACGATCAGCGGTATACCTGGCCTGTGGCATATGACGCTGTCGGACATAGCGGCAACCCGCTGGGCAATGGCGAAAGCGTCGATATGTACAAGATCAACAAACAGGAAGTGCTCCAGACTAACTTCTACGGCACAGCGGTTTACGAGCAGGACTACACCATTTTCAAAGACCAGTTCGACGCGGCATTTTCCAGCGCCGACGAGTTCATGCGCTTTAACGCTATGAACATGGCCGAACGCAACAACGACCGCGAAAGTTTCCGCGAGAACGTCGGACGCGTTCTCCAAGCTAACTTTATCGGCGGGCTGATCGACGAGAATCAGACAACCCGAAGCATTAACGTGCTGACCGCGTACAACGACGCTACCGACGCTTCTCTGACCGTCGAAACCATCTACCAGCCGGAGAACTTCACCGCTTTCATCCGCTGGCTCTATGCGTATATCAACACGCTGGCAAAAATGATGGGTGAGCGTACACAGATGTACCAGACGATCATCAATAACAAGCCCATTCTGCGCCACACTGGCAAGGAAAATCTGCGCGTGGCATTGGCTACCCAGTTCTGCGAGCAGATCAAGAGTATGGTTGTCTCCAACATCTACAATCCCGGCGACTTGTCCTTGCCGCAGTATAAGGAGGTCAACTTCTGGCAGACTCCGCAAGCGCCGCTTTCCGTCAATGTCACCCCCGTATATACCGACAACACGGGCGCGGTGAAGAAGGGCAGCGAAGTGGAAAAGGCTATGGTGATCGGCCTTATTCACGACGTTGACGCGCTGGGCTATGCCCGCGTCAATCCGTGGAGCGCCACCACCCCGCTGAACATCAAGGGCGGATACTGGAACGAAACGTATCACGAGACGATCAAGACCATCAGCGACAACACCGAAAAGGCCGTTGTTCTCTATATCGAAAACCCGGCGTAACCGGCGGCCCGGCTGGGAAACTGGCCGGGCCATTATAAAGGAGTGATATTGTGCAGATCGTTTTATACAGCTTTTCAAAGCGCGAGAACAGCACAAAGCGCCCCGACAGCGGCACGACAGTAAACGGAAATTTGAGGGCTGACAGCGGCATTTTGTCGCCCGCTATCGAGTTCACAACGGGAAACCCGGCGGCGTACAATTACGCATATATTCCCGATTGGGGCCGCTACTACTGGATAACTGAATGGACGTACACCGGCGGGCTTTGGCTGGCAAATATGCGCGTTGACCCGCTGGCAAGCTGGCGGGACGAGATCGGGGCAAGTACACAGTATGTGTTGAGATCGTCCGCAAACTGTAACGGGAAAGTCAGCGACAACTATTATCCCGTAACAGCACAAGCGCGGTTTGATACACAGGGCGTGTGGCTTTGGCCGCAGAACACCTATTCTTTCGTTGTTGCAACAATTGGCGGCGGCCCTTATGGGTGTGTCACTTACTACGCTATGAGCGCCACGGCATTTGCGGCGTTTTCCGCTTACCTTTTCAATAGCGCCAATTTCACAACCGATATTGGAGACATGGCCGTAGGCGTTTTTGAAGCACAGTTCAACCCGTTCCAATATATTGTCGGCGTAACAATGTTTCCGTTCGACGCGACAAAATACGGCGGCGAAGTGGCGGAAATTAACGTTGGCTGGTGGTCTATACCGTCGCAGGGTTTTGTACTTAACAATCCGTTAACGGTGCAGGGCGGGCAATGGGTGAACATTCCGCAGCACCCGCAGGCGGCGCGGGGTTCCTATCTCAATTCTGCACCGTACACCGCTATTGAATGTAGCCACCCGCTTTTCGGGCGGTTCTCATTGCCGCCGGAAATTATCAGCGCAACAGGGCGATTTTATGTGGCGCTGTTGGTGGATATGTTCACAGGCGCGGCAGAACTTCGATTTTCGCCGGACAATGACAGCGTTAACGCTTTCGCCGTATCGGCTGGCGTTGTGGGCGCACCTGTACAGGTTGCACAGATTAAAATAAACGCGCTGGACGTTGGCACAAGTATTGCCAGTACCGTGGCCGGGGCGATTGGCGGCGGGGCGCTGGGCGCGCTAGGGGCAGTCGCGAGCGTGGGGAACGTGTTGGACGCACTCACACCGAAAATGCAGACAAAGGGCGCGAACGGGAGCCGCGCGGGGTTCTTCTATCCGCTGGCAGTGCATACCACACACTATATCGTGGTGGATGAGGACAACGAAGACCGTGGGCGGCCCCTGTGCGAGAAAGCGCAGATTAGCAGCTTGCCGGGGTTCCTTATGGTAGCCGATGGGGATATTTCCTTACCGGCAACCGCAGAGGAAAACAGCACAATCAAGTCTTATATGGAAGGAGGGTTTTTCTTTGAGTAACGCGCCATATCTCTACGATTACGCCAACGCCAGAACGAGCACAGTTCAGCCGAACGCTGTGCACGTCCGAGAAAGCGGCTTGTCACAGTTCTTCCAGCGTTCGCTTTTACAGAAAGCAATGGGCGTTTTCAAGTTCACTTTGCCGGATAACTGGCCGATGAACTACTTTCTTTACACCCTCTTTTGTAATGGCTATATCGCCGTTGTAGAGACCGACAAGTTTGGCGTTATCCCGCAAATTTGCACATTGTCCGGGTACGACGTGTTTTACCAGCCCACAAAAGCAATGATCAGTAACCCGCTGATTAGAAACACGCTCACGCCGCGTATTGGTAAAACCTGTACCATCATCAAGTTGCAGCCGGACTATTGCGGCATTATGGACACCGTGACATACTATGCGGACACGCTGGCGCTTGCCGCGCAGACCATGGGCGTTAATCTGCTCAATAGCAAACTTTCCTATGTGTTTGTGGCCGCGAACAAGGCCGGAGCGGAAACCGCGAAACGGCTGTATGACGATATTGCAAGCGGGCGACCTGCCGTTGTGCTTGATAATCTTGTTACGCGGCAGGGAACGACATGGGAACTTTTCGAGCAGCACGTCAAACAGAACTTCATTGTGCCGGAACTTGTGGAAGTTATGAACAGTCTTGAAAACCGTTTTTGCACCGAAGTGGGACTTCCGAACGCGAACACGCAGAAAAAAGAAAGAATGATCGTTGACGAGGTAAACGCGAACAATTTTGAAACCGAGAGCCGCGCCCGCCTTTGGTTGGACGAACTGAAAAAGGGGTGTGAAGAAACAAACAAAATGTTTGGCACTTCGCTAAACGTGGAGTTCAGAAAG